TTGGTATGGCCACACCTGAAACAGAACAACAAGCATCACGCGTACAAGAGTTTATGAACTATCAGTTGATGCAAGTCATGCGTGAGTATGACTCTGAGACAGATCAAATGTTGTTCTATCTACCACTGAGTGGTTCAGCTTTTAGAAAAGTATATTACGATCAAAACTTAGGCAGAGCAGTTTCTAAGTTCATTCCAAGTGAAGACTTGATTGTTCCTTACGGAGCAACAGACTTACACAGCGCGACAAGAATCACTCATGTGATTAACATGTCCATGAATGAAATACGCAAACTGCAACAAATCGGTTTTTATCGTGATGTAGAACTAAACTATGGCACAACCAACCCAGATGAAACTGACGATATCCAAGAAGAGATCGATAAGTTACAAGGCGTTGAGCCTAGCTATTCAGACGATGATACCTGTCAAGTCTTTGAGTCCCATGTCGAGTTAGACATACCGGGCTTTGAAGACATGAACGCTGAAGGTGAAGAGACTGGCATTAAGTTGCCATACATCGTCACCATGGCCAATGGCAAAGTATTGTCCATCAGAAGAAACTACAAAGAGAATGATCCGTTAAAAGAACGCATCAATTACTTTGTGCATTACAAATTTTTACCAGGCCTAGGATTCTATGGCTTTGGTTTAACCCACATGATCGGAGGCTTGTCAAAAGCCTCGACCTCTATTCTGCGTCAGCTTATTGACTCTGGTACTTTATCTAATTTACCAGCTGGCTTTAAGGCTCGTGGAATCCGTATTCGCAATGACGATCAACCTTTACAGCCAGGTGAGTTCAGAGACATGGACGCTCCGGGTGGAAGTTTGCGAGACGCCTTTGTACCGTTACCGTTCAAGGAACCTTCTCAAACTCTCCTCTCTCTCCTGGGAATCCTTGTTGATAGTGGTCGGCGTTTCGCATCTATTGCTGATATGCAAGTTGGTGATGCGAATCAAAATGCGCCAGTCGGTACAACGGTTGCTCTACTTGAGCGTGGCACAAGAGTTATGTCTGCTATCCACAAAAGATTGCATGCATCACAAAGAATTGAGTTTGAAATCTTATCCAAGGTTTTTGCTGAATACTTGCCACCTGCTTATCCATACAACACAGCCAATGGTAATCAGACCATCAAGGCTGTGGACTTCGATGAGCGTGTAGACGTCTTACCAATATCAGATCCAAATACTTTCTCCATGGCTCAACGAGTCATGATGGCTCAAGAGTTGTTGAGAACAGTACAAAGCAATCCAGAAATTCATGGACCCAATGGTATTCATGAAGCTTATAGAAGAATGTACGCGGCCATGGGAGTGCAAAACATTGAACAGTTATTGCCACCTCCTCCACAGCCACAACCTATGGATCCTGCAAGTGAGAACGCAGGGCTGATTACAGGATTGCCCCAACAAGCTTTTGCTGGGCAAGATCATGATGCACACATTAATTCACACATGTCTTTGTATGGCACAGTGACCGCTCAATCAAACCCAGCGGTTTTATCTCTCATCCAAGCACATGTTTATCAGCATGTTTCATTTAGAGCAGCTGAGATTGTAGATCAACAAAATGCACAGAACCCTGAGTTCCAAATGATGATGCAACAAATACAACAGTTGCCACCAGAAATCTCCATGGGTTATCAGCAACAATTACAAGACTCTGTGTCTCGTGATGTAGCGGCTGTGGTTTCTCAGTTGATGCAACAGATCAATCAAATGTTTATGCCACCTCCTCCAATGCCAGATCCATTGGTTGAGTTGAGAGGCAAAGAGTTAGACATCAAGGCTGATGACGTACAACGCAAACGTGAAGAGTTTGTACAACGTCAACAGTTTGATGCAATGAAAGCAATGCAAGGCAATGAACTTGCAGAGCAAAGGTTACAAATTCAAAAAGAAATTGCTATGATGAAAGACGCAATAGCTCGTGAAAGAATCGAGCAGCAAAATCAATTTAAAGCAATGGATATCATGCGAGGTAACAAATGAGTTCAGTTAGACAAAAAATGGCAGCAGTCAATAAAGCTGCTATGAAAGAAGAAGAGGCAAAACAAAATGGCAATCAACCGATCATCAATGAGAATGCAAATATCGACATCGACAAGATCGCCAAGAAAGCAGACAAAGATGCAGACAAAGTCCTTGCGAAAGCAACCAAAACAGTCAAGTCTAAAACCAAAAAGTCTAAGCTTGTCGCTAAGGCTAAGGCCAAGGTAGTTAAGAAAAAGTAATGCCCTTAAAAAAAGGTAGCAGTCGTAAGACAATATCTGCTAACATAAGTGAATTAACACGCAGTGGCAAGAAACCAAAAACTGCCATAGCAATTGCTCTACAAGCAGCAAGAAAAAAGAAAGGTAAAAATAATGGAAAAAGTAAAAGGCGTTAAGCCAAGCGTAAGCATTAAAGACCAAGGTACTGTTAACTACAAGCAAGTAGAAAGCGTTCCTAATCCTGGCGGACCAAAGCCATATGGCGCTGGTAAATCTCGTGGTGGCGGAGCTGCTTTGAGAGGAACTAAGTTTAACGGAGTTTCATAAATGTCAATTGGTGATGCTTTAGTTGCACCTACTGGCGTGCAAAATCAGATGTATGGTCAACCCTCTAGAGTACCTGGTTACTCTGAAGGATTGAGCCAAGCGCCTGGCCAAATGGCATTACCACCTGAACCTTATCCAATAGGCAGACCCACAGCAGTTGTAGGTGGTCCAGCATATTTTACTCCAGCAGGATACCAAGCTCCCACTCAACCTACACAAGCTTTCATGCCAACTGATGTAAGACCTGATCCAATTGGGCAACAGTTTATGCGTCAAATGGAAAGCCCTATGGGTCAACAATTTCAAGCTCAGTACGAAGCAACTCAAGCTCCAATAAGAGAAGCTGAAGCAGCGGCTCGTGCTGAAGCGCAAGCAGCTCAAGATGCAAGGTTTCAAGAATTGATGGATCGTATTGCAGAGCTAGAAGGTCAGTTGGCTACACCAACAGAACCTATTCCTGACGTTCCTTTCCCAACAGATCCCTATATACCAGGCCAAACTCCTTTTCCGGGAATACCAGATTATTTAAGAGACTTAGATTTTAGCGGATTGCCAGATGTAGATCTTGATGGAATACTTCCTATAGACTTTGGCGATATAGATCTTGGTGAATTACAACCAATCTTTGATGAATATCAGCAAAGAATTGATATGGGTGAGCCAGAACCTTTGGATACCTTCTTGCCTAATATGCTTGATCCTGCAACTGAAGAGCCTGATCTTAGAGATCTTCCTCCTGCTACTGATATGCGTAAAAGAGAGTCTACAGCACCAATGCCAGACCCAGTTCGATCATATATAGATGTAGATGGAAACTTACAATTTGGTGATCTTCCAATAGAGCCATTTTTTGAAGAGCAAGCAACTCCTGAAATAAATTTTTATAAAGATCTCCCCGGACAATTTGATTTTACAGGCCTTTCTGGTGATATAGATATACCACCATCCACCACCACAGGACCATTAACTGGAACTTTCGGAAATTTTGGGCCTTTTATGCCTGAGATACCTATTCCAGAAAGTGTAAAACCTGGATCTTTAGGCGGTGTCATGGAGTTTAGCGAGGCTAGAAAGCGGTCAATAAGGACTGGTACTAAGATGCCTAACCCTGAAGATTATGATCTGTCTGCAATAGGACCATTGGGACCACCACAACCACTACCTACTCCTCCCCCTGTAAGATCATTAGATCCTATTGGACCATTACCAAACATAGATTTTTCAAACTTACCTAATTTTAATCTACCAACCACTGGCGGGAGACCGATGATTCCAGACTTTGGAAACTTTGATTTAAGATAAACATCACACAGGCAGGAGAGAGCCATGGATAGCGTAAAACTTGCGGAGTATTTTTTTAAGACTCTGCGCAAAAGAGAACAGGATTTAGTTGACAGTCTTTCAGCAGGGAATGTACAATCCATGGAAGATTACAAATATCATATGGGTGCGTTATCGGCGCTTCGCTCACTCATAGATGATTTAAAAGAAACGCTGCATATGGATGATATCGATGAATGACAAAGTCGCAGAAAATATAGAAGAAAAAGAAGAAGCCTCATCAGAACTTGATCATGCTTTCGTAAAAGAAGAAGCAAGAGTTCTAGACCCTAAACTACTAAACAAATCATTGTTAGACAGAATGCCAACTCCAAGTGGATGGCGTATTCTTGTGCTACCTTATAGAGGTAAGGGTGTTACTGAAGGCGGTATTCAGCTTGTTAAAGAAACCATGGATAGAGAGTCTCTATCTACAGTGGTTGCTTACGTTCTAAAGGTTGGCCCTTTAGCTTATAAAGAAACAGAAAAATATGGGAACAAACCCTGGTGTCAAGAAAAAGACTGGGTGTTAATTGGCAGATATGCTGGTTCTCGTTTTAGATTAGAAGATGACCATGAGGTTAGAATCATTAATGACGATGACATCATTGGAACAATTCTAGATCCTGATGATATTAAATCTTTATAAGAGAGGTAAAGCATGGCAAACGAAGCAGAAAATTTAGACATAGAAATTACAGACGAGAAGATTGAAAAGGCAGCAGTGCCTGAGAAAAGACGCGTTGAAGAAGATGTAAGCGATGAACCTGTTGAAGTTTCATTGGGCGATGATTCTCAAGAAGTTTCTCCTGTAACAGAAGACGAAGTTAAAGAAGACTTTGAAGTTTCTCCTAAAGTAGAGGAACAAGCAAAAGATTTATCTGAGGTAGAGAAGAGAGCATCTCTAGCGCAAAACAGAATTAACAAAGCAGTTGCTCAGGCCAAAGAGTTTCAAAGAAGAGAACTTATGGCTGTTCAATACGCTAAAGATCTTAAAGATCAAAACGAAAAATTAAGACAACAACAGAAGTCTTTCTCCAGTAGTTACAGCGATGAGTTCACCAACAGGGTTGAATCTCAAATGACTTTAGCAAAACAAGCTTTGAAACAAGCAACAGAAGCCCAAGATGCAGAAGCAATCGCTGCTGCTACTGAAGCTTTAACTTTAGCTACTACTGATAAAGCTAGACTTGAGCAATATTCTCAAGCGCAAAAGCAGTATGAAGCACAAGAAGCTGCTTATATTCAACAACAACAAAATCAACCTCAAGAGCAATATACTCAACCAGCTGAAGAGTTTAATGAGCCATCACCTAAAGCCAGAGATTGGGCGCAAAAGAATACTTGGTTTGGACAAGACCAAGTTGCAACATCAGTTGCCTTTGCTGTTCACAAGCAATTAGAGAATGAAGGCTTTGACACTGACTCAGATGAGTATTATAGTGAGATTGATAAGAGGGTAAAACAAGAATTGCCCCACAAGTTTAACGTGGAAGCGAAGAAAAACGTCCAAACAGTCGCTTCAGCCACACGCAACACATCGACTGGACGCAAACAAAATCGTATTCAATTGACGCCAAGCGAGCAGGCATTAGCCAAAAAGCTTGGAGTGTCATTTAAAGATTACGCAATACAAAAAGCGAGGCTACAAAAATCATGAGCAAGAAAGAGATAAAAGTAACGAGAGCAAATAGCAACGATGACAGAGTCCCTAGAGACTCAGAAGCCAGAAGCAAATCTGAAAGGCCAAAGGCCTGGAAGATGCCTTCAGCTCTTGAGCTTCCAGAAGAAGCTGTAGAAATTGCAAAATCTCAAGGGATTGTTTATCGATGGGTAAGAGAATCTATAGCTGGACAA